TGCCCGGCTTGGAAGCAGTAAGAGTGCCGCCTTCTCCCAGCCAATAACCTCGGACTCCGCCTAAGCGGGAACCATCGGCGCGGCTTACTTCGTTGATCATCGGAACCTTGAATCCGTTGAAGTTGGGCCCGACCTGTTGTTTGCGAACCTTCGCCCAAATCTGGCCTGTATTGTGCGGGCGGTTTATCAGTGTGGGTATGAATTCCTGAGCGACCAAGAAGCCGCCGTCTGCCGGGATGATCTCTGACGTGCCGGTTGCCTTCTGGTGTATGCCGAAGAGCCGAGGATCGACCGACTTATCGACTTGGCCCTTTGCGATGTACGCAGCCTCTTTTACAGCGAACAGCTGCTCACCGTAGCTCTTAAACGGCTGATCGCCTTCGGCCTTTTTGACCTCGATGCCGTCAGGTGTGGCCCCATGTACACCCGCGCCGGGAGTGAACTTGCGGACGACCTCCTTATCTTTGGGATCGTCCTTCTCCCATCCCCACTCTCTTGCCTTCTTCTCCATTACCGAGATAGTTGTTTTAGCCGAGACGTCGGCTATAGCCTCTAAATTCTCTTTCGTTAATTCCATTTCGTTTTCTCCTTAATATTTTTCTACTGTACTTGCGACGATGTTATCTACACTCCACGATAGCCTAGTGACCTCGCTCGGCGCGGGTTTTGCTTCTTGTGTATCCCCAGCCATTGCCTCTTCCGGCATGTCAACAACTGGCGAAGACGTTGAAGCGTTCTCCTTGTCTAGCATCCCCTTAAGCCCGTTATAACACTTGATGATAGACTCAGAATGTACAGCGAAGGCTTGCTGGTGACACTTGTCGTGGGCTTGCATCGTGTCCATCGCCGTCTTGCACGCATCCATCGCGTGCTGTATGCGAACCTTCGAGGATTTTATGTGAACAGGATTGTCGTATCCTGACAAACGGCATATTTCGTCGAGTAAAGCCTTATTGTCGGCATTCAAGTTGCCTTCCTTGACGATCTTCAGACAATAATCCAGTTCGTCCTTAACCTCTGACTGTTGCATAGGCTTCTTCTCCTTTTTCTCTATAATGTCACTTGCAAGAACATCGTCGAGGAGCTTAGTTACCACTGCGTCTATGCTCTTGCCCCGCTGCGCTTGTATCGTGTCGCGGTTCATTGAAATGACCACATGGGATATCTCTATTGGCTCGCACTCGGTATAAGTCATAACAGGATCGTCCGCTGACTTGCCTCGAATGAACTTAAACGGAATGAAGCTCACCGAATACGCCGCCATGCCCTTTGATGCTATGTTGAAAGCCCAATCTGCCTCGGCGTTACCCTGCCCTATGTAATACTTAGGCTTGCCAAACAACCCACCAGGCGTTGACACCAGTTCGATAAACTCACCAATCTGCTTGCGGATATCGCCGTAGTTATGATCGGCGACAAGCACCGCCCGTTTGCGGAACTGTGGCAACCACTTGTCGAATGCACCGGCTGCGATAACCTCTCCACCATTGGCCCCGAACGTCCTATCTTCGGACGGCGTAGACAGCGGAATCAGCATATCGATGATGCCCGTCGCTGGATCGGCGCTCTTTACGATGCACCTGAAAGTCTTTGTGATAATGTTAGATGACATTTGCACCTCCGATAACTTGGAATATGTTTAGCTCTCGCTGAATCAACTCGTCCACTAATGTAACATTGCCCTCTTTTTGCGCCACACGCGCTATCTGATGTTCAATGAAATTAGCATCATCATGCGCATCGTCGTAAGGCCAGCCCTCATTGTGCATCAGGTTGCGCTCGTGCAGCTCGTGCAGAAGATAGTATTTGAAATCATCGAACTCGCCAGCGGTATATATCTCGTTTGGCAACATCAAATCGGCGTGAAGGTCTGGCGCAACAGTGGGGCAATACACCATGTCATTGCCGCCCTCACAGAAGTCATTGAATAGCTGTTGCACCTCAGCCTCAGAGACTAGGTAGACTAGCGCCGGGGAATAATCGCCGAGGCGCACTTTCTGAAAACTTGCCATGCTATAAAACCCCTTCAATGCCAAGTATCCCGATTATGCCCACGATGATAATTACACTAACAAGGCATACCGTCCATTGCCATGAACTCTCATATAGGGCAATCCCAGGGTCGCTATCTTTTGGTGGCGCAGGCGGCGGGGGTATTTGCTCTTTCATACTCACCTCAATAAAAAAAGACCGGCAAACCAAAGGCTTTACGCCCTCAGCTCGCCGGTTCTTCCTGGTCGAGTTACGCTCCGAAATTGCTACTCGTATGTTACGAAACGAACGCCCTCTAACCCTTCAATAGTCTTGGTTGGCAAGAGGTCTATACTTGCTGACCGTGGCGTAGAAGGGCGATATGTTCCGTCTTTGTCTAAAGTGGCACCGAATATGTTAAAAACAGGTATATGTATCTTTACAGGCGGTGAATCGTATTTTGTAAAGACCCGTATAAATCTAATATCTTTCATCGGGTTCCTCCCTAATTGCGATAAATCTCAAAGAAATCAATCCTATCTGTAAAACCATCGATTGATTTGCTTTTGTCTGATCCCGTATGCCTAATCGTTAAGTTTTCAGTGTGGCCAAATTTTTCTTTACATGCATCTTTTGCAAAGTGTAAAAGCACTTTTTCTGCCAGTTTGGGTTCGGCTAATATTTCATCAGTGAGGCAATTGGTTATATGTAGAGTATCAAGATATTTCTCATTTCCTATAAGGTTCCTCCTTTATGATTTAATCCAGTTTCGTTGTCTTTGTCTCTGAGATAAGTGTAACCTTACCATCGCGTACTTGCAACGTCACATCACCCCACCAGTTCTTGCCGAAGTCGAGGCGCTTGATGGCGTCGAGGGTCTTAGCGTCCACAGTTGCCTCTTTTTAACTCTGCACGAGTTGGCGATACAACCTTATCACCCTTGATAATAATATAAGTCGCACCTTTATCGATGCACTCTTTTATTGTCAATGGTTTAACTACCCTTTTAGTGTCCATTTACTTACACCTCTTGAATCGAGGGGGATATTGAACAAGAGAACACAGATACCACTCGGCGGTGTTTTTGTAATTAGTTTGTCTTCCATAGGTTCCTCCTATTCATTGCCCCAATCTTCGGCCTCTTCATCGCCCCTATAAGGCTTGCCTTTGCATCTGCATGCGGGATGCGTGCTTGCTGGCGGAGTTGGGAAGTCGTCTATGTCGAACACCTCGCCGTCCATGTCCAAACACATCTCGCAAGTGCGCTCGTCGTCTGCCGTTAGCCACTTCACTTGCGTAACGCCCATACTCTTGTAGCCTTCGATCAAGCCGTAGTTACAAGCATACATCGTCTCTGTGCGAGCTATGAGCTGGTTGCGGTCTATGCTATTCTGCCCGCCGAACACGTCCGCCACGCGATCCGCTAAGTCGTCCATGTCCTCATTGTTGGCGTAGCCTTCGGCGAGGCTTACTGACAATGCCTGGTTAAGTGTATCGACAATCGAGGTCGAGGCGAATGTGGCACGGGCGTTCAGCCACGTTGTCACATTCGGCATCACCTTCATCGCCTTTGGTCCAGGCGTAACCATGTTCCGGCCTGTCTCTATAGACTCGTTGCAGGTTTTCAAAAGCACTGGCAGGATATTCTCTGTATATTCCTTGTGAAATTGCGCTTTATCGACTACCGGCTTTTTACCCGCCTTGACCTGGTTTAGAACATCCTTTTCGACCCGCCCGAATACGCCCTTTAGCTCTACGATAGCCGCCTTCTCGTGCTTTTCGGTGTTGTCAATGATGGTTTGCCATGCGACGGTAGCAACGGCCTTAGTTACTTTTTTTTTACCTATACCTTTCGGCGCGGGTTCTTGATTGGTGTTCTGCACCATTGTGCTATTGAGGATATCTTTGCCTTTTAACATCTGCCAGCCCGGAGCCAAGAGAAAGTGATCGTCAGTGTTTATATCGCCTAAGTCAAGCTCTGACCTAGCCTCCTCCCAACTCATAATGCCCGTCTTAACGTGTCCGTCCAAGATAGTGGCTTGCTGTGCTACGTCCTCGGCTACAGGATTGTCAAAGTCAAACTCCAGGTAGTCATCAAAGAAGGGGCAGAGCTTCTGGTTAATGGCCTCGCGGATATCCGTCAACTCCGGCGTGCTTACCTGTAAAGCGAATTGATAGTTGGCAGCATCAGCATTGGCGCGGTTGACGTTCTCGGATATACCCACTATCGACGGGTGTGTGTTGTACGCGCCGAGGATATCGTCCCGTGTCATCTTAGCCAGCTTTACCATATCAAGCTGACGGTTGTCTACCGTTATCGCCTTCACATCTGAACCATAGGCAAACATCGTCTTGCCCGCATTCATATTGCCTCTAAAACGTGCGTCAAAGCTCTGTTCTAGCTCTTTCCTTGCCTCCGGGGTTGTTGGCACGTTCTCGGCTGCATACGACACTACCAGCGCGGGGATAGCGTTGTTATAAAATACTCGCTCCTGATGCTTGCGGCTCAGTGTGTCGATAGACAGGTTCAGCGTCAACGCTTGCGCCGGGGATACACCCCTGAATGGTGAGAACGGGTTGGGGTGCATTATATGGATAACCTCGTCTGGCTTGAATGGGATATCGACAGGCCCGCGCTTGAACCGATAGCCTAAGATATAATTACCAGTTGGCGCGGGATCGGGAATAACAAGCGTGAACGCCGGAGGCATCAGCCACATCTCGGCGGGTATGCCGCCCTTTGTGAAGTTCATCTGCCAGAAGGACTCGCCTACGAGGTCTTTGTAGTTCTGATGCTGATAGAAGAACTGATAGCGAGTCTGAAACTTGTTAGGATGCTTTATTAACCGTATCAAGTCGCCCGCTTTTCTGTCTTTCTCGTCTACCTCGTCCCTATCACCTTGCGAGTTGACCCGATATAACCTCCACGAGTTGCGGGAGATATTCGAGGCGCGCACGCTAACCACGGCATACAGCCAGCCGATCTGACCGTACATCTTCAGGTACTGCTCATAGTTCCACTCAGGCGGATTCGACAGGTTGTAAATAGCTTGCGCCTGCGGGACATTAAACTTATAGCCTAGTCCTAGCTTTTGTGCGGTTCGCTGGATAATATTAGTCATTCATACCTCTACTTAGGCCACCACAAATCTTCCATATCGTCAAAGCACTTCATATTGAGCGTTAGAAACGCTGCAAGTAATAAGATTACTGACATTCCGATAAGCGCTGGCGAGAGTATAATCGCCCTAATCACCTTTACTGCCTTCATAGTCACTCCTTCGTGTGGTTCGCATAATGTTTAGCCAATTTACGGGGTTTTGCCATCGCCTAGCTTGCGGAATTGTCAACTGGCTCAAAGTCCTCATTAAAGCCGAGGTATGGCCGCTTGGACACCCACGCC